GAAATACCTTATAGGCAGGTTGCTAAATATAGAAATAACAAACTACCATTGTTGTTCTTTCCAACTGTAATTTATAGTTTGTGTAAAAGATACAATGAGGCCTACGCATTGATTGAAACGAATAATGTGGGCCAACAAGTGGTAGATATTTTACATTATGATTTGGAGTATGAATATGTTTATAAGATTGACCATCACCACATCAAAGGTCAAACCATCTCAGGTGGTTTTAAAAAGGCATCAAACTTTGGTATTAAAACTACCAAAACGGTTAAGAAAATTGGTTGTGCTAACCTCAAAACCCTCATTGAATCTGATAAATTAAGAATACAAGATTTTGATACCATAGCAGAACTGAATACCTTTGTCCGTGTCAGAGATTCTTATGCGGCAGAAGAAGGTAATAATGACGATATCGTAATGGGTTTGGTTCTGTTTGCGTGGTTAACTGCACAAACTTACTTTAAAGATGCTACGAATATTGATATTCGCAAGGTACTTTTAGAAGAAAATGATATGCTTGGAGATGAAGCCTTAACTCCGGTTGGGTTCATTGATGATGGTTTGAAGCCTGAAGTTACTGTAGATTCTGGTGATGTATGGTCAGAAAAAGGGTATCTTTCTTCAACTTTGTAAAAACATAAATACACTATAAAAACGAATTTGACCCAATAACAAGAGGAGAAATCCATGGCATTTCAACTATCCGCTGGGGTAAATGTATCAGAAATTGACCTGACTACAATTGTCCCATCAGTCGCCACATCAATTGGCGCCTTTGCCGGTCCGTTTGCTTGGGGTCCAGCTGGTGAAATCATCACTATATCCGATGAGATTCGTCTTGCCGATACATTTGGCAATCCGGATTCTACAAATTATGAATACTGGTTCTCAGCCGCAAACTTTTTGGCATATTCCAATAACCTGAAAATTGTTCGTGCAGTCAATACTGCCGCACAAACTCGCAACGCTTTGGCAAATACAGCTGCCACCCTTTTGATTCAGAACGATGATAGTTGGTTTAATAACTATCAAAACGGTTCTGGAAACACATATGGTGAATTTGCTGCTCGTTATGCCGGTGCTTTAGGTAACTCACTTAAAGTTTCTTTAGCTGACGCTAATACTTTCAGCACTTGGGTTTATAACAATAACTTTACTTCAGCACCAAATACTTCTACCTATGTTACAAATGTTGGCGGTGGGTTTGACGAAGTTCATGCTGTTGTTGTTGACGAAGATGGTAAATTTACTGGTACTGCAAACACAGTTTTAGAAGTTTTTGCCTTCATGTCTAAGGCTTCAGATGCTAAAGATGATAGTGGTAACTCTAGCTATTACAAAAATGTAATTGAAACTCAATCAAAGTATATTCACTGGATGGACCACCCAACGACCGCAACTGGTACTGCGTGGGGTTCTGCTGCTAATACTTCTAATTTTGCTAATCTGACTTCTGTTGTTACTCGTTCACTTGGCAATGGTGCTGACGGCACAATTTCTACCGCCAATGTGGTAACTGCATACGATTATTTTGACCCGGCTGAATCAGTAGATATTTCTCTGGTTATTTCTGGCCCAGCAAATCAAACAATTGCTGATAGCTTGATTACGATGGCAACAACTCGTAAAGATTGCTTAGTGTTCCTGTCGCCAGAGAAAGCAGATGTTGTGAACAATGCTGGTTCTGAAGTTACAGATATTCGTGCATACCGTGATACACTTACCTCTACCTCTTATGCGGTATTAGATGGTAACTGGAAGTATCAGTATGACAAATATAACGATGTTTACCGCTGGGTTCCATGTAATGGTGACATTGCTGGTCTCTGCGCTCGTACCGATTTAGAGCGTGACCCATGGTATTCACCAGGTGGTCTGAATCGTGGTATTCTGAAGAATGTCATTAAGTTGGCCTTTAACCCAACGAAAACAAATCGTGACGATATGTATGTAAAAGGCATTAACCCAATTGTTTCTTTCCAAGGCGAAGGTACAGTTCTGTTTGGCGATAAGACGATGTTGAGCAAACCATCTGCGTTTGACCGCATCAATGTTCGCCGTCTGTTCATTGTGCTTGAGAAAGCAATTAGCCGTGCCGCAAGATTCTCATTGTTTGAATTTAATGACCAGTTTACCCGTGCTCAGTTTGTAGCACTTGTAGAACCGTTCTTGCGTGATGTGCAAGGTCGCCGTGGTATTACTGACTTCCGTGTTGTCTGTGATGAGACAAACAATACACCAGAAGTTATTGACCGCAACGAATTTGTTGGCGATATCTACATCAAACCTGCTCGTTCAATTAACTTCATTCAACTTAACTTTGTGGCAGTTCGCACAGGTGTTTCGTTTGATGAGGTTGTAGGACAGTTCTAAATAGAGAAACAGGAGAAAAATAAATGGCATTCAATGTAAACGAATTTAGAAGCCAAATGGTTGGTGACGGTGCTCGTCCTAACCTGTTTGAAGTTTCTATGCCGTTCCCTGGTTTCTCTGCGCCAGGTAACGCACAAACAAAATTATCATTTATGTGCAAAACAGCACAACTACCAGGTTCAACACTTGGTGTTGTGCCTGTTCAATACTTTGGTCGTGAGCTTAAATTTGTAGGCAACAGAACATTTGCTGACTGGACAATTACAGTTATCAATGATGAAGATTTCGTTATTCGTAACGCCTTTGAGCGTTGGATGAACGGCATCAATTCACATAACCTGAATGTCCGTAACCCGGCTGCACTTTCACCACTTGGCTATACAGTTGATGGTGAAGTCACTCAGTTTGGTAAAAACGGCAATTCTCTGAAGAAATACAAATTTGTAGGACTCTTCCCAAGTGATGTAACTCCAATTGATGTTGATTGGGGTTCAAATGACACAATTGAGGAGTTTTCTGTAACTCTCACCTATCAATGGTGGGAAGCAGTAGCAGACGGTGTAGTGTAAGAAGAAGGGCTTCGGCCTTTCTTCAATTTTATAGGATGATTTATTAATGGCTATTAGGCTCTTTGGCTTCACCCTAGGCAAAAAAGATGTTGTTCAGGAACAACCTCCTGAGCAACCCTCTTTTGCACTTCCAACTCCTGCACTTGATGACGGTGCAGTTACTATTACTCAAAATGCCTACTATGGTACATATGTTGACCTAGAAGGCGCAGTTCGGAATGAGTTAGAATTAATTACTCGTTACCGTGAAATGTCAAACCATCCAGAATTAGAAATGGCAATTGATGATATTGTCAATGAAGCTATTTCGCATGATGATTCTGGTCGCACAGTTAACATTGTCTTAGATAAACTTAAACAACCAGAAACAGTTAAAAAGAAAATTACAGAAGAATTTGAAAATGTTCTTCGTATGTTAAACTTTGGCAACCTTTCTGATGACTTGTTTAAGCGTTGGTATATTGATGGTCGCATTTATTACCATGTTGTAGTAAACGATAAAGACCCAAAATCAGGCATACAAGAACTGCGTTACATTGACCCACGCAAGATTCGCAAAGTAAGAGAAGTTAAAAAAGAGCGTGACATAAAAACTGGTGCAGATATTATTAAATCTATTGCTGAATACTATGTCTATACTGACCGTGGTATTGCAACACAATCATATGGCTCATCAGTAAATGCCGGCCTTCGTATTGCACCAGATGCTATCATTAATGTGAACTCTGGTTTAATGGATGCCAAAAATACATTTGTTATTTCTTACTTACACAAAGCAATTAAACCTCTCAATCAATTAAGAATGATTGAAGATGCGGTAGTTATCTATCGCCTCTCACGAGCACCAGAACGCCGTATTTTCTACATTGATGTAGGTAATTTACCAAGAGGTAAGGCTGAACAATATATTCAGTCAATCATGGTCAAGTATCGTAACAAGATGGTTTACGATGCAAACACCGGTGAGTTGCGTGATGACCGCAAACACCTTTCAATGCTTGAAGATTTCTGGTTGCCACGCCGTGAAGGTGGTAAAGGCACAGAAATTACTACTCTACCAGCTGGTCAAAACCTTGGTGAGTTGGAAGATGTAAAATACTTCCGTCAAAAGTTACTGCAATCATTGAATGTGCCAATCTCTCGTTTAGAACCACAACAAGGTGGTATGATTGGTCTCGGTAGAACAACAGAAGTTACCCGTGATGAAGTTAAGTTTTTAAAATTCATCATTCGTCTACGCAATAAGTTTTCGCAAATCTTTGACCATGCTTTAGAGAAACAATTAGTTCTCAAAGGCATTTGTACCAAAGAAGAATGGGACGAATTCAAAGAACAGATTTACTATGATTATGTAAAAGATAATAACTTTACAGAACTGCGTGATGCAGAGTTGTTGCAGAATCGTGTTCAAACATTGGCAGTTGTTGACCCTTATGTTGGTCGTTATTTCTCTGCTCAATGGGTTCGTAAAAACATTCTTCAACAAACTGAAGAAGATATTATCAATATTGATAAACAAATTAAAAAAGAATCTGATGATGGTACTGGCGGACCAACAATGCCGCCACAAGAACAGGCAGACCAATCTGCTATGGCAGAACAATACCCACCTGAAGATAATACTGGTTCTGATAATGAATCAATGACCCCTATGTTAGATGCTGAGGTAGAAAAATATTCAGCATTACTAAATAGGCGCTAAACGGAGAATATAATGGACACACAAACTTTTATTAATCAAGTTGCAGCTGGAGATGCAGTAGGTGCTAAAGACCTATTGAATGATTTGTTGGCTGCAAAAGCTTTTGAAGCACTTGATGCCAAAAAAATTGAACTGGCACAATCTGTTTTCACAGGTAAAGAAGTAGAAGATGAACTGGATATTGAAGTTCAGGACACGGCAGATACGCCAGTAGAACAAGAGTAATATGAAGGACTTGCAAAAGTTTCGCCAACTTGTAGAAGAAGAAAAGACGGACTATAGCAAGTTTGATATGTTAGTTCGTGCTGGTCTTGCCAATAAGGCACAACTATCACGGATACATCGCATTTTAGATAAGATGACCGAAGAGCGGCCACAGTTTAATAATGCTGATAGAGAGATTATGAGAAACCTGTTTAATCGTATGGTAGATTTAATTGCCAACAACAAACAAGTTTTTCAAAAGACAAGGCAAGCTATTCGTGAAGAATTAGAAGAAGCTGTAATAGACACTTCTGATTACAAAGTTGGTCCTTCTGGTCGTAAATATAAAGCTCATCGTATTAAAGTTGGTGATGTAGCATACGGCAAAGAAGATGATATCAAAGAAGAATTTGAATTGGTAGAAGCACCAATTGACTTTGATAACGACCCACCATTTGTATTAGTATTAAAACGCCGTGCTATTAGAATGTATCCTGATAAAACAAAGGTTGCATTGTATTATAGCAAAACATTAGACAAGTATTTTTCTGTACCTTATGGCGGCCCAATGGGTGCTGTTGTTCAAGCAGAAGAAACACAAATTGAAGAAGCTGTTATGGATCAGCTTCACAAAATAGTAAAAGAAAAACAGGCACAATCAGTTAAGTTTGGCAATGGTCAGTCAAAGAAGGTTGACCATTTTACCGCATCTGCTATTACGCAAGTTCATAATGCTTTGAATGATGAGAATAAAAAGAAGTTTGCAGATATGGTTCATAAATCACCTGCACACTTAGCAAAAGCTTCTGACTTTGCCTTTAGTAGAGCAAAATGAATTTTATAGATTTAATATTGGCTGGTAAATTAGACGAAGCAAGGCAAGACCTAAGTAATCGTCTAGAAGAAATTGCTGCAAAACGATTAGAAGAAGCAAAGCGTTATGTGCAAGCAGATTGTTTTGAAGAACTTGAAGAAGCTGTTAAGAGAAATCCTAATATAGTTCGTCAAGGTAGAATACAAAAAATTCGCCGTAGAATTCGGCGTAATGCAAAGGGTCGCATCGTGGTTCAAAAGAATCGCAGACGCTCAGGCATTAAAGGTTATAGAATTGTTGGTGGTACGGTTCGCCGTATACCAGCAAATGTAAGATTAAGAAAGGCCCGCTTATTGAAGCGGTCATGGAAGACAACAAGAAGAGCTAAACTTCGCCGCAGTTTATTGAAAAGAAAAATGTCAATGCGTAGGCGAGCATCTATAGGACTAAGATAAAATGCCATTTGAAATTAT